CCTTCCAGATTCAGAAGCTTTACGAGCGCGACGCGCGCGGCGGCACCCGCTACACCGAGATCATAAGGGCTCATTTCAACGTCGTTTCGCCCGATGCTCGGCTGCAGCGTCCCGAATATCTCGGTGGCGGCCAATCCCCGGTGAACCTGTATGCCGTTCCCCAGACCTCCGAAACCGGAGCAACGACCCCGCAGGGCAATCTCGCTGCCTACGGTACGACGGCGTTCTCCGGACACGGCTTCTCCAAGTCGTTCACCGAACACACCATCATCATCGGGCTTGTTTCTGTCCGAGCAGATTTGAATTATCAGCAGGGCCTCAATCGCATGTGGTCCCGCAAGACGAAGTTTGATTTCTACTGGCCGGCTTTGTCGCATATCGGCGAGCAGGCCGTGCTCAACAAGGAGATCTATACGCAGGGGACCGCCGATGACGAACTCGCGTTCGGCTACCAGGAGCGCTTCGCGGAGTACCGCTACAAACCCTCCCAGATCACCGGAAAGATGCGTTCCAACGCAGCTCAGTCTTTGGACACCTGGCACCTTGCCCAGGACTTTGGGTCGCTTCCAGCGCTCAACGCTGCTTTCATTCAGGACCACCCACCTCTGGAACGAGTACTGGCAGTGGAAGACGAACCCCAGTTCATTTTCGACTCGTATTTCAAGCTGCGCTGCGCCAGACCCATGCCTGTTTATGGCGTGCCTGGCCTGATCGACCACTTCTAGGAGCCGATATGGATCCCGCAACCGGCACAGTTATAGCCGGCGGTCTTTCGGCCCTCGCCAATCTTGGCGGGGGCTTCATGTCCGCCGGCGGCGCCGCGGCTGCCAATGCGCAGCAGCAGGCTCAATTTCAGCAACAGGTCCGCAATCAGCAGGACCAGTACGATCGCTCGAATGAGCTTAACCAATGGTTCTTCGAAAAGAATTGGGAGAACCAGCAATACATGTCCAACACCGCCTATCAACGGGCGACTCAGGACATGCGCGCCGCCGGCCTGAACCCCATCCTTGCTTATCAGCAGGGAGGGGCCGGCATGGGCTCCGGCTCTCAAACCGCAGCGTCGGGAGCCGGAGCCCCATCGGCGCCTGTAATGCAGAACACCCAGGCCGAGATGGGCCGCGGAATCTCGCGGGCGGTGTCTTCGGCCCTCGAGGCCGCAACTACCATTCAGGGCCTGGACAACCAGCGTCAGCAGAACGAACTGCTGCGCTCTCAAAAGGAAAATACCGATGCTCGTACCGACGTGGAGAAAGCCACGGTCGGAAAGGTCATGGCCGAAACTGGCCTGACCAAGGAGCAGATCATGAACATGCCGTTCATGCGGGATCTCTATAGAGGGCAGACTTCGGCTGCCCATGCTGCCGCCGGGGCATCCGGCGCTGCTGCCCGCCGCGACACTGTCGAGGCGGATATCACTGAGAAGTTCGGCCACAACAGCTACGGCAAGATGGCCGACTCGATTATCAAGATGCTCACGGGCACGCTGAACGCTCAGCCCTCAACGCCGCCGTCAGCTTCGCCTGGTAATCCCGACTGGCGCAGCCCTGACTGGAAGTCTCCCAACAAGTGGTGGAAATAATCATGTCGAAGACGAAGCTCCGTAATCATTTTCGTCCGCACGCCCGCGTCCAGTTCACGGGCGAGCTCACTAACCCGTTCACCGGCGAGGTCACGACCCCGCCGTCCATGACCAAGCAGTCCTTCGTCCAGGAGTGCGACATCAACAACATTCTGAAGCAGTTCTCTGCTACCGGGATGCTCAGCCACGTCCGCCAGGGCGCGGCGGCCGGCCGCTACGAGGACCTGCCGGACCAAATCGACTTCCAGGACAGCATGAACACCATCCGATCGGCAGAAGCCGCTTTCGCGACCTTGCCCTCGAAGGTTCGCCGCGAATTCGGCGACGAACCCTCCAACCTGCTCGCCGCCCTGGGCGACCCCGCCCAGCGCGATCGGCTCACCGAACTGGGCATCCTGAGTGCCCCTCCGCCGGCTACGGCGCCTACCCCGTCCCCGGAACAGGCCCCCAAAGCGGCTGGCAAGCCCGAGAAGGGCCTTTCGGGCGATTAGACCCGGTGCAGGGGCGGAGCCCCTGCGAATGCTCATACGGGCCCGTAGGGCCCCCTGCCGAGCATCTTCTGGGGCCCCTTCGGGGGCCCCTTTTTCGTCCGCCGCCGGACGTGTTGTTCCATTGCTCACTTGATCTCAATGGAACAACTGACATAACTTGCAAAAGTTAGGTCTCAATACCCCTCCGGAGGAGTCAACTAATGTCCAAGCGTCACAAGATGCCCCAGCGGGGCTCCCAGAAACTCTTCACGCGGACTGCAAAACACAGCCACCCGCGCAACACCGTCGCTGCTCCAATGCGCGGCGGCATCAGGCTGTGATCACCTACGAAATCTGGTCCCACTACCTCTACGAGCTCGAGATGTGGCTCTACGACTGCGGCCACATTCTCATCGACAAGGCGTATAAAGAGGCCGTGGACTCATGGGATGCGATTTCCCCTTGAAGGCCTACCGGTCACAGGAAAAACACCAGGTGTCCGGTAAGCGCCTTCTCACCTTCAATCCGAAGCACGCGGTCGATTCCCAGACGGGATCGATCGATCTTCCCTGCGGCCGGTGTACCGGCTGCAGGCTCATGAAGGCTCGGGAGTGGGCGGTCCGGTGCATGCACGAGGCCGCCCTCTACCAGGACAATGCCTTCATCACCTTGACCTACCACGATGACCATCTCCCGATCGACTACTCGGTCGATCTCCGGGAGTTCCAACTCTTCATGAAGCGTCTCCGTCAGGAGATCGCGCCTGCTAGAATCCGCTTCTTCGCCTGCGGCGAATACGGAGGCAAAACCCTCCGTCCTCATTATCACGCACTCATCTTCAACTATTCATTCCCAGACAAAACTCCACTCATCCAAACAAACCAAAAACAAAACCAACTCTTCTCTTCCCAACTACTCGACAAAACATGGCCCTATGGCTTTAACACCATCGGCCAGGTCAATTATCAATCTGCGGGCTATGTTGCCCGCTACTCTCTCAAGAAAGTCGGCGAGCATTCACGAGCTCATGCCGACTACTACACGCGGATCCATCCGCTCTCCGGGACGGCGGTTACAGTCCGTTCCGAATTCCTCACCATGTCGAGAATGCCTGGCCTCGGCACAGGCTGGTTCGACAAGTACAAGTCCGACTGCTTCCCATCGGACTATCTCATCGTGGACGGCAAGCACGTGCCGGTCCCGCTCTACTACCTCAAGAAACTCGACGAGGAGGACCAGGCCAGCATCAAAAAACAACGCCGCCGTGAGGCGGCACAAACCGATCGCGAGGAGCGTTCCGACGCTCGTCGCTACGTAAAGGCTACCGTGCGGGACGCCCGCATCAGGCCCCTGCAACGCAATCTAGGAGACTGAGATGATCATCAATGCTTACGCAATCTACGATCGCAAGGCTTTGCGCTACCATGTTCCATTCTATGCCCACCAGGACGGCGAGGCGTCTCGGTCCTTCGCTGACCTGGTCAACGACGAGAACACGACCGTCGGTCGTCACCCGGACGATTACGTTCTCTATCGTGTGGGCGCTTATGATGATTCTAATGGCAGCCTGCTGCCAGCCTCAGTACTCGATCACGTCGTCGACGGATCAGCGCTCGCGCGAGTCCGAATCAACCCGGGTCACGGACCGGACCTCTTCGGGCGCCAGCTCGACGACGCAGCCGAGATCGTTCCGCTAAAGGCTGCCGGTAAGTCGTCCTCCTAGAACGCGCGGCGGTCGGGGGGTGACCAAATCGGTCACCCCCTCCCCTCACGGTTCACAAACCCGTCACAGGAAAGCAAACCATGTCTCGCATTCCGTCCGTTATGACCCACAGCTTCAGCCAGGTACCCAAGGCTGAAATCCCGCGTAGCTCGTTCGATCGTTCGCATGGTCTGAAGACCACCTTTGACTCGGGCTACCTGGTCCCGATCTTCGTCGACGAGGCTTTGCCTGGCGACACGTTCAGCCTGAACATGACCTGCTTTGCGCGTCTTGCGACGCCTCTGCACCCGTACATGGACAACGTCTTCGTAAATACGTTCTTCTTCGCCGTCCCGTATCGTCTGATTTGGGACAACTGGCAGAAGTTCATGGGCGAGCAGCGCAACCCGGGCGACTCGACCGACTACCTGATCCCCGAAATGACCGCCCCGGTGGGCGGCTACGGCGAGCAGACCATCTATGACTACATGGGCCTTCCGACCAAGATTGCGGGGTTCAAGCACTCGTCCCTGCCCTTCCGGGCCTACAACCTGATCTGGAACGAATGGTTCCGTGATCAGAACCTTCAGGACTCCCTCACTGTTCCTCGAGGTGACACCGCCGATCCCACTGCGACGTACGCTATCGTACGCCGCGGCAAGCGACACGATTACTTCACCAGCGCGCTCCCTTGGCCCCAGAAGGGCCCTGGCGTCGATATCCCGTTGGGCACGTCGGCCCCGGTCGTGACTGCTGCCGGGAACACCAACCCGATCGGGGCCGCCAATCCGGCGGCCGCCACCGTCTATGGCTTCGACAGTTCGTCGGCGTTCGTAACGATGACCAACACGCCGCTGGTCAACCAGAACCACGGTCTCTACGCCGACCTTAGCCAGGCATCCGCCGCCACCAAAGAAAAGGCCCCCGCGATCTGCTCAACCCCCGTTTGTGTGGTGATGGCTTCCCACCCCCAATACACCCGTCCGCCAACCGTGAGCGTTACGCGGTCACGATCGGCAAGCCTGTCTAATCGCTCCATCACTCAACAGCGAGCAATTCCAGTGAAACAAACGGCGGAATGCACAACGGGTTTCTAAGCTTGTTTCTTTGGACAATCGTCTCTTCTGTCAGAGTGTCG